GATTTATTCCCATAATTACATATCATATAAATGTTATCAAAAAAAGATGAACTTAAAAATTCACTTTCATAAGTAAATCCATACTGATTGAAAATTGCATCTATTACTTTCTTTACTCTAATTGCAGGTTTAAAATCTTGAACTGAAAGTGCACCATCGGCATCGTTTATACCTAAGTCTGCATCATTATAAGAATAAAATATATCCTCACCATAATCAGCAAGTGGATAAACTATATCTCCATTAAATAAATTACGGTTCCAACTTTCAGATATATTATCAAATGATGCAGTATGATTGTATATAGAAAGAGATGATAAATCGTTTAATGTGTTTCTACTTGTTTCTCTTGCAAATGAACTGATTGTACCAAAAAGGGAAACTTCATAAGACTCAATAAACTTATTTTCTTTTACATTTACCTTATTTAGTTGCAAATAACCATCTGCAAGGTAAAATCCTTCTAAATCAAGATATGCATTTACTTTAACATTTGTAGCAAATAAGAAAGGATTGGTAACAGAAATATCATATACATGCTCAAAGAACGCATTATTTTTCTTACTACCTGGTAAGATAATTGTTCTACTAAAATCACTTGGAAGTAAACCAATATCAAATAAACCTGTGATGTTATCACTTATTTTAATATCTTCATCTTCAAAAAGGTCTAATTCCTCTCCATTAGCATATAATCGTACATTATATCCTTGTGTTGTTTGTATTCCCATTTATAAAATTAGTTTGAAAGGTTGTCCGTATAGGAATTGGAATGAATATTGGATAAGTTTATCATTTACGCCAGTAAGAAAATCTATATCTGATGTTAAAATAGTTAAAGGTCGTAATAATCCTTTACTTTCATCGTATTCCCAATAGATTTCTTCACTTAATAACAATTCCTTGAAAATTTCGTTGTAATCTTCTGATATATAATCCGAATTTACAGTAATAGTTTGTGATGAGTCTGCAATATAGTTTTTATTTACACTATCCCAAGTATTGTAGGTTAGAGCAGTACCATTCCAAGTACCAATTTGTTTTTCAAATGTTTGAACATCAGTTGAAAATCTTTCAGAAGAAACTAAACTAAAATTAAAGTAATCAAATGCTCCAAATCTGTTTTTCCATTTAATTCTTACATTTGGATATTTCTTTTTACATTCAACATTAAACCTTATTTTTTCACTTATCTCGGTTGATCCACTAAAAGCTGATATATCATACCACTCCACCGATGAACTAACTGGAAAATCAGTTTCTCCTATCCCAATTGGAAACTGTGAGATAGAACCTGATGTGTTTTGTGATTCTGTTAGTGTAAAATCTTCTATCTGTCCATTTGAACCACTATAAACAATTTTAGTTGGTACATCACCTGCTCCATCAGTAGTAAAAACTGACATTCTACCAATATTTGTATCAAATACAGTTTGTGTTGACGGCCCATTAGTTAAAATTGGAAAGAAAGGTGAACTATCTTCAATAGATTGAGAAATTGGTTCACCAAATATACCATATCCATCTATTGCACGATAATTACCACTCATAACGTGAGATCCTGTAACAAATGTGTTTCCTTCTTTGTATTGTGGGTAAAAATCTAAATTAAACCAATAAAGTTGAGATGAATTATCCTCAACTTCTGTTTGAAATAAAGAGTTGATAACTCTACTAATATCAAATATTCCAACTAAACTTGAATTTGGATATTTTGTAAAGGTAAAATCTGTTGTTGAACCACTTTCATTTTCGTTTCCAGTCCAATAATTTAACTCTCCAACAAACTGAAATGAAGAAGATGTATAAAGAGTTTGGTTGCTTTCACTTACTGCAAATATTATTGGTGATTGTGCAAACGAACAACTCGCGGGATATTGTAAAAATTCAATTGCCATTATGTAATTTTATTTATTTAACCAATTTAGAAAAAAATAGTAGGGAGTTAAGAGATTTTCCAACCTGCTTTATTGTATATATCATCTATATTCTCTAATTCACCTTCTATAAACTTTTCATTTTCTGTTGCTGTAAATTCATCTAACTTTTTGACAAACTTTGGTTCTTCTGCACCTAATTGAGCAAAAGGTCTACTATCCATTCTTCTTGTACCCCAATGAACCCATCTACCATAATCAGCTCCATCAGGTGCAACATTTACTACAATTTGGTATCCATCTCCTACCTTTGAACCTATCTTTTGTATATTGTTCTGTGGAGATGATATAAACTTGGTAAGTAAATTACCTGTTTCAAATGCCCTACTTTCTTTTCCTCTTTCAAGTTTTCTTTTAGAGAACGCAGTTCTTGGTTTATACTTACTGTAAGGTAAGCCAGGATAAATCGCTTCAGCAGCTGATTTTCTGTATTGTTTTGTAAGGTCTTGTAAGGTTGCCATTAACAACTTGGGTCAAGTTCATCTTCAATAAGTAATGGAAAGGTACATCTATCTCTTTGAGCAAATGAAACTAAATTAAAACGAGCTATATGTCCTGCTAATCCATTATTAAAATCTTCTTTAAATGGAATACATTGTATATCTCCTTCTATATCAAATGCTTCAACTGAAAATTGAGTAAATGTAGTTAAATCGTTAATAATGGCTAACGTATTTGCCATAATATCAACGCTATCATCAGTACCGTAAAACGGAATAGTTTGTGAGTTAAGACTTCCTGAGCTTTCATTTCTTTTGTTTTTTTGTTTATCCGCAACTACTAACTCTATTTGATGTGTAATTGTTTTTTCACCAAGAGTTGATTGTACAACCATAACATTACCAATAGGATAAGTAGGGAATTCATCAGTATCAAAATCACTTATCTCACCTTGTGTTACTCTGTTTATAGAAGGATGATTTGACATAATTGTTTTAAAATAATCTAAAACATTATAGTATAAACTGTAATTTGTAAGTTGATTATTTACAATTTGAGCCATAGTATCTCCTTTATAGGTTTATTCCACCAAAATATTGGTTACTTTGATCAGGATAAATCATAGTAGTATCACCAGTTGTTTCCAAGTACTCTGGTATTTCATTCTCATACGCTAATAGAAAATCTTGCATCCTTGTAGCATACCATTCAGCATTATCAGCACTTTTTTGAGCCAGTGCATCTATTTCACTTTTAGAAACTGCTTCACTTTGTTCGGATTTATGTTTTACTGCTCCTTCTGATTTGAATTTAGTAGTAGAAAAAGGTAGATATTCCATTACTGAATACCAAATAAGAGTAGGTTTAATATAATCTTCTACCAACTCTTGGTATCTACCTGTAAATGGAGTATCGTTCAATATATCTGTTTGTAGTTTATTGAATAATACAGTTCCCAACAAATTTTCCATATATTTTGTTTGAGCAGTTCGTACATAAGGTAAAAGAGCATCTGCATCTATTGAACCTTGTAATGGAGAATTTTTAATAATATCATTTCTGCTAATAAATAACGCGTATTTAGCCATTCTATTCCTCGTTTATAGTTTCAGTTTCCATATCCATCTCATCAGGATTTTCCATAGACTTATTTATATCTTCTTCCACTTCTTCTATTGTAGTATCTGTTTCTTCCGCTGTTGTGGAAAGAATTGCTAGTGGAGTAAGTTGTTCAAAGTAAAATTGAGTATCTTGTGATATTCCACCTTTATTAAAAATAGTAGAAAGTGAATCTATAATTTTAGATTGAAAAGGTTGGATTGTCATTGTTTGTAAAATACTGTAAGAAGTTTTCATTTCCTCACTTTGAGATGAGAACCCATTATTTGCAGTTCTAATACCAAAAAGTAATGGAGAAGTAATCCTATGAGCAACCAATATTCTATCTTGTGCAAAATCAGCTACATATTGGTACTTATCGTGTAGATTTTCGGTTTGTATAGAATCAATAGTAGGTTTTTTATCAGGATCATCGTTAAATGAAATTAAAAATCTACCAGCATTTCTAGTTCCTGTAAATTTACCCTCAATCATTGCTTCAATAGTATCTCTTTCTTCAGGTGCAGGTACTCCATTATTCATATTTACCATTACAAGTGGTAAAAATCCATTTTCAATGTTGTTTATGTGTAAATTTGAGAGTTCTGCTTCCACAAATGCTAATTGAAGTGCTGAAATCCAATCAGGTAAGGAATAATAGTATTTACCTGGTGTATAATCTTTAATATAAAACAATTCTCTTGTTTTATCTGATGTATTAAACAAAGGAATTTTAATTTTATCTCTTTGAGCTCGTACATCTTCCCAATCAGAACAATAATAGTAATTTTCTACTCTTGCACTATCATATATCTTTTCAGCTCGTATATTTTGAACTGGCATATGATATAATCTGTTTACTCTTGTATGTTCTCTGTTCCAAATAACTTGAATAGCTGCATTTCCATACAATTTATAATCAAATATAATTCTTTTTAAATCATCAGGTGATAAAATAGAATTTAATTCGTTATTTAACAGTTCATTTTCGGAGTATAAACCCTTTCCGTATATCAAGTCAGCTATACCCTCCAAACAAGCAGCATTCGTTGTACTAGTATTGTATGCATCAGTAAGAATAGGGAAATAATCATCTCTATCCAATATACCAACTGGCACCCAATCATATCTTGTTTTTACATCTTCTGTTATATCAGGTATCTCTTGTCTCGATAAATTTAATACACTTAAATTTTTTCCTTTCATATTATTCCATTATTATATATTCATTAGTAGATAGATTTGATTTATACCCATCATTAGCTTGTGTTTTATATTCTGGTTTATCTATACTTTGAGAAGCATAAACTTGTATAGAACCATCCCACAATTGGTTATCACACCCATCTTTTATCCAAGCTCTATATTCCCCACCTACTCTTGCATTATCTATTGAAGCTGTAAATTGTAAGATTTGTTGTTCATCATTCCAATCATAAGTTAAAGAACTTGACTGATTAGTAAGTAAATACATATCTTGAAGGTACAAAGTTAAATCTTGAGAACCAGTTTGTTTAGTTCGTATAGTAAATATATTAACGCTAGATGAGTAATATGCTTGCATTATCTCTATTTTAAGTTGTCTTTATTAGTTTAACAAGTCTTTATAGATAAATATGAAAGGTTAAATTTATTAGACATAAAAAAAGGGAACCGAAGTTCCCTTTCTAGAGTTATTACTAATAATTGGAGATTAGTATGAGTAATAAAGTTTTTTTATGAACCGTACACTATTGTAGGTAAGCCAGGTGCTGTAAATTCAGCAAATGGGTTTTCAACAGTAGATCCAGATAAGAAAGCTGCTGGTAGTTTTTCTTCAGCAGTTAGAGTTACTGAATAACCATATAAGTCACCCAATCCTCCACCAGTTTGGATTGTACCTGCAGTTACATCTGCTCCTTGTTGTTCACCAACTAATAGAGCTTCACCATTTTTGGTGTGAACTACTACTTTTGGTCTACCGTATGCCATCAGTTTTAGCTGAGTAGTCATCTCGTTAGTAAGTTTCTTTAGATTTAATGTTACTTCTTGTGAAAAGAAAGTAGTACCATTATCTCTTGAAGAGTTTACAGTTTCGGTATAAGCAGAAGTTCCTTTTAGTTCATAATAATAAACTGTTGCACCTGATGGGAAAGCAGTTACTTCACCATCTGCGTTTTTTGTGAACGAGCCAGTAGTATAGTTTAGAAAATAAACTCCCTGCAGACCTCCAATAGCATCTTTACAAGGTTCGTTTCTACCAGCTGTTAAATTACAAGTTGTTGCCATATTATTATTGTTTTAGATTAAAATTTAAAAAACTAAAAGAGTAGAAAGGGGTAAATCCCCCTTTCATAATCTTCTTTATGGGATATAGATTGCTATATCTTGTCCAATACCGAATTGAGTTCCACCGGTATATCTCATTATCACTCTATAGTTCTGTGAACCATCTAAATCAGCCATATCCAATACTCTTACTTCGTTATGGTCAGAAAGTAGACCAGTACCAAAGAATAGGTTAGATTTTTGTGCTGCTACTAGGTAAGAGTTTGTCATACCAGGACAGTGTACGATATCTGTACCATTAAAGTTTAGAGGTTTAGCTCCAACTGTTACTTGGTTGTTAAATCCATTAGCATAATTGGTTCCAAGTGCTTGGTGGTATGCTTTTACTACGTTTGTAGGAGCATAAATCACTAAGTCCTCTTTACCATATACTGTGTTTGGTATTGCATCTTCTAAACTTTCAAGAGCGGCAATTACGTTTGTTGAGTTAATTGAACCACTTTGTGAAGTTTGGATAGCATCAGTAGCAGTACCAGCAGCTGCAGAAGCAGAAATAGCAGGTAGTAAACCACCAAATTGTCCGTTAGAAGCATTTACACCAGCCCAAATTTGTTGTTCGGTTGCTTCAGCTACTTTTCCACCTACATAAGAAACAAGGTAGTCATTAAAATCTCTAGGGATTTCATCAAATGCTGAATAACCCAATTGTAGGGCTTCCCAAGAAGTTAAAAACTCTTGTTTACATAGTTCTAGGTTTACTTGTAGTTCTTTTGGTTCAAGTACTCTTTCTGAAAGAGCTACAGAACCAGATGTTGTAAAATCACAACTAGCATCGTGAATAATACCACTTACATCCACTTTTTGGATAACAGATTTGTACTTCACATTCGGCATGATTGTGATAGCTTCTTGTTCCAAAGTTTTAGCGGATAAAAGTGCAGCCGCAATATATTTTCCAGCTGCTTCACCTGCATAGGTTGATGTTACAGAAGGTAATGCAAAATTTTGTCTTTTTCTCATTTTTCTTTTGTTTTTAGTTATTATACAATTTACTTAAAAAAGAAGATTGCGGTGAAGCACTGTTTCTTTGTTTAGTAAAATTTCTTTGTTTGTTTACAACAGGAGCACCATCTAGTTTAGAAGCTTCCATTTCTTCAACTTTTTCTTCTTCATCATCTTGCTCTTGCATCTCATTGTATTTTCTTTCTAGTTCTTCAATTCTGTAAGCCATTTCTTCCATTTTCTTACTTACTTCTTCCATTGAAATTACAATGTCATCTTCTACCTCTTCTTCTTCCAAATTGGTAGTTTCATCTTCAACCTTTTCCATAGCTTCAGGTATCTCTTTAACTTTTACAATCTCTTCTTCTAGTTCTTCGATATTTTCACGTTCTGTGATTACACCACCTTCTACAAAGATTTTAAATCGGGTTTCTTCACCCTCTGTATCTCTAAGTACAAGTTCGTGTTCTCCATCAGGAGCCGGAGTTTTTTCATCTCCATCAACCACAAATACTTCTTGTCCAACATCAAAGGAAGGAGATTCTAAAGTCGTACCATCACCTAATTCAGCAAAGGCCAAATTAACTTCTTTTTTCTCTATAGCTAATAAAGCCATGATTTTTTTAAGTACTGTTTTATCATTCATATTTGTATATTATTTAATTGTTTAACAATTTTAGTTTTGTTTGTTTAATTTTTATAGTGGTGGAGGAAATGGAGCAGTGTATCTAAAACTTGCAGCTCCTGGTGTTTCAAATTTGATAAGAGTTCTATTAGCACCTGAATTGTATTCAGTAGTACCATTTGTTACCTCAATATCATATTCATATCTTCCTTTTCCAATCTTACCTATAAAAGTTACGTATACTGCTCCTGCACCACCAGAAGCATTTGGGCCACCACCACCACTACCATTACGAGTGGCTGATGTACCATTTCCACCATCTCCACCGTCTCCACCTCCATCAGCACCAGGACCAAAGGCAGAAAGAGCACTTGAAACTCCACCACCTCCACCTCCACCATTTTCAGGTACAGAGAAAGTTGAAACTGGAGTTTGTCCTTCTCCACCTTCACCCCCATCAGAATCAGAAGGAGAAGTATTAAATACTGCATTTCCCCCATTGTCGTTATTACCAGCACCACCACCACCATATTGTTCTCCACCTACATCTAGACCAGTTCCACCTGTAAAGCCTGATATAGTAGTTGTACTTCCCCCTATTGTGAGTGATCCTGTTCCTGAATTACCACCATTAAGAGTACCTGGTTTACCACCACCTGCTACAATACTTTGTGAAGTGAAAAAATCAACAGTATAAGGTTCAAAAGTGGTATCACTACCATTAGAACCAGCAGTTCCTCCAGCAGGTATAGTAAAATCGTAATTGATGTTTGGTACTAAAAGAATAGAAGAAGAAACAAGTGAACCTGCACCACCACCACCTAAATAGGTAGCATTTACAGCAGTACTTCCACCTCCTCCACCAGCACCAAGTACAGAAACATCAGCAGGAAACTCATATCTAATCTGTCCTTTAGCTTCTCTACG